CTCAACAGATGGTGTGAATGAGTACTATGATGCGAATAGTGTGACAAACACGGTCGCAACTGTTGACATCATTGAAATGAACATTCAAGATCCTCAAGATGGTGAACTACTTAGCTATAGCACATCCGAAAACACATGGGTCAATTCACCCGCACCTGTGATACCAGAGGTGCCTGAGATTCCAGCGCCAGTCTTATCGTTTCGAAATAAGATTATCAATGGAAACTTTGATGTTTGGCAAAGGTCAGAAGATATAACTAATGGAAATAATTCATGGGGTATATATTCTGCCGACCGTTGGTGGCATAATAAAAAAAGAAGTCAAAAGATAACTGATGTTGTTGATGGGCAAACAGTAAATGTTTTGCGAATATCGGATGAAGGTCAAGGTTATAATGGAGGAAGAGGTTTATTTCAGAACATTGAAAATTATCGATATGAAAAAACAGTAACACTTTCAGCCTGGATAAAAGCAAGTCAAGCTTCTACAATAAATTTTGGATTTGTTTATGACCATACCGAAACAGAAAGAATCAATGATGATTTTTGGATTGATGTAACTACTTCTTGGCAAAAATTTACAAGAACTTTTAAAACAACAGTACCTGCTTTAGGAAAATCAAATCAATATATTATTAATGATTTGACTGATGGAGTTACTTATGATATAGCAATGATTCAGCTTGAAGAAGGGGAAGTTGCCACACCATTCGAGCATCGGCCTTATGGTCTGGAACTAAGTTTATGTCAGAGGTATTATTGGCAATTAGATTCTAGTAATCATCCTTATCCCTATTTATTGATGGCTAAACTCTCATATTATGAATCATTACCTTTTATGTTTCCGGTTCACATGAGAGTAGCACCTGTAGTTACAACTTCTGAAGTTCTATATGCGGGATTCAATTCTGGAACACTTAATACTGCAACTGGTTTTTATATTGTTACTAACAAGGCTGGATTTGATTTAAGGTCAACTGCAACAAGTAATCATAATTGGGTTATGTGGAGACTTGCTTTACCAGTTAAAGCTGATGCCGAAATATAATAAAGGTCAAAATGAATATTACATCTGCTAAGTATAATGCGGACCCCATACAATCCCACTACGGTAGAGTAAGGTAATACATGGCAAAGATTTTACGCAACATTGATCAAATTATAGACACACAAGGTAACGAGTTATCGGTTGCGAACCCGGTTGAGATGCCAGCACCAGTGTTATCGTTTCGGAATAAGATTATCAATGGGGATATGCGAATTAGTCAACGAGGTGATTTCTCAACAGATGGAACACATGGTTTTACTGCAAATGATTATACTGTAGATAGATGGAGACTCAATAGTGATGGAGCAGGAACTGATTATATTCAACATGTTTCCGATAATCAACCAGATGGGTTATATAATACAAAGTCACTCAAAATGACAGTAAAATCTACAGATACAAAGTATCGTAGAATTTGCCAAGGTATTGAAGATTATAAACAGTTTGTTGAAGGCCGTGTGATGACCATTAGTTTTTACTATAAAGCTCAAAACGTTTCTGGTCAATTAAAAGTTGGTCAATGGATTAATAATAACAGCACAAGCTTTTATAACAAAATTGCTGACCTACCCTCTACAAATACATGGGTAAAAAAAGAAATAACTTTTACCGTTCATAAAACTTCTGCCAATTTTACATATCATCCTGATATTAATTTTGGATTTTGTGATGATGGTGGAGCATCTGTTGCGGGAGTAATAGATGATTATGTAGAAGTAACTGGGGTCCAGCTTGAAGAAGGACCAGTTGCCACACCATTTGAGCATCGGCCGTATGGTCTGGAACTAAGTTTGTGTCAGAGGTACTTTGAGAAAAGTTATAACAATACTGTTGCTCCTGGGTCGGCAACTTATGAAGGTGCTGTTGTATTTATAGCTAATAGAAACCCTGGACTACCACATTATGCATTAAGGTTTATAACACAAAAACGAACCGCACCAGCAGTTACAATATATAATCCTAACGATGGAACGTCAAACGAAATTAGAAATGTCGATGATAATTTAGACATTAGCCCGGTTGTTAGTAGATTAGGAGATGTTGGCGCAACTATTTATAGTCACACTAGCACAGCATTAGGAAAATTTTTGGCGTTTCATTACACAGCAGATGCAGAACTATAAAGGAAACAAATATGTATAAACTATCACAACAACCAGAATTAATGATTATACGATTAGCAGATGGCGCACACATTCCTGTCGCTCCTGGTAATCGTGACTATGATGAATACAAAACATGGTTAGCAGAAGGTAACACTCCTGAACCAGCTGATGTCACACCAGCGGATGTTCAACTAAGAGCAGAAAGAGACCGACTGTTAGCAGAAACAGACACACCTTGGGGACTTGCTGATTATGATCATCCTGATAAGCAATTGTGGTATGACTATCGACAAGCTCTTCGAGACCTAACAACAACCGCTGATCCACAATTAGATGCGGATGGCAATTTAACAAACGTCAACTGGCCAACAAAACCAGCATAACATGTCATACATTGGTAACACTCCTGTTCTTCAAACAACTGAGTTTCGTGAAGAACAGACAATCACTACAGAATCTCAAGACCTGTTCACCACGCAAGGTTATCAGCCAGGATACATTTCGGTCTTTCGTAATGGTGTAAGACTGGCTGAAGAAGATTACTTAGCAAGTGATGGTTATTCTGTGCTGCTGAATACACCAGCGGTCAAAGATGATATTATGTTGTTTGAATATCGTACTGAAGTTGTTCAAGTGCTTGATAATTCACTTGGTCCTGAGAAACTAAATCTCACATCAAACTCATTACCCATTGATGTAATTGATGTGGCAGATGCTTCAATACCAATCAGTGCTTTAGCGTTGACAGCAAATGGTATTCCAATTGCTGTAGTGAATATTTCTGAAGACTCAATACCCATTGAAGCAATAAATATAACTGCAAATTCAATCTCACTCGAATCACTCTCACTCACAGCAAATGGCATTCCGATTGCTGCTGTGAACACATCAGGACTCAACTTAGATGCTGGTGCGAAGGCAGATATGTTCTATGAGAACAGTAACATTCTAACAGAATCTTATACAATCACTGATGGCAAAAATGCTCTCAGTGCGGGACCGATCACAATCGCAGATGGTGTGATTGTTACAGTGCCTGCTAACTCAGTTTGGACAGTGGTATAATGGCAACAAGTATAATTAAAACAGATGAACTAAGACTGTTGAACGATCAGGTGGTGATGTCGGATGGAGCATTGACAGAGAATGTTACGTTTCCTGCTGGGCATGTGATTCAAACTTTTGTTGAAATTGATGGTATTGTAACAAGCACCGATACTACAACTTATGTTACACCATTTACCGGAATTGATATTACAATGATTGGTAATAATAAGGTTTTGGTGATGGTTTTTTTTTCAGGGTTTGCAACAGCTTCGACCTCTGCAAGAGCTTATTTTAGGCTAGCTCAAACTTTAGGTGGTTCTACAACGCATTATCCTCTAGCTAGAGACGTAGGTTATAGCGTAACTGATATAAGAATGCCAGTTTCAATGGCATACCAAACAGGTTTATTATCGTCAGGGGCGACCTATACTTTTAATGTCGAATTTCAATCTGTCAGTTCATCTGGCACAGTAGTTGTCAATAACCCGTATGACGGGGCAGGATATAGTACATTAGTCGTGCAGGAGATTAAAGTATGATTACGATAATTGATGTGCTGGAGAGTTTAAAGGTAAAAAACTGGACTCTCCGAGGGAACGGATTAACTGAAACAGAATTTAATAAGGGATTTACACAAAATAGAAGTAAAAATCCAAACGAATGGTCAATTACTTGGTCTGAAGTTTCAGAAAAATTCGCAGAACTCCAAGCAGCCGAACCAATGCGACTATTAAAAGAAGAACGCAATCGGCTACTTGCTGAAACAGATTGGAGATTTCGTATTGACCAAGAACCAAAACAAGAATGGTATGAATATTGTCAAGCGTTGAGAGACTTGCCATCAAACAGTGATCCTCAATTGGATGAGAATGGACAATTGACCAATGTAAACTGGCCGGAGGTACCAAATGCCTAGTGCTTTGCGAATCAAAGAGATACGGGACTTAGAAGACAATGTGATGATGTCAAATGGAGCATTGACAGGCAATGTTTCATTTCCTGCTGGGCATGTGATTCAGCTAAAACATGAAATGTATTCGGGTGGCGATATATCGACAAGCAGCCAAAATTTTGTTGAAATCAATTCCTCACTTCGATTGTCATTTACCTTAAATTCAACAAATAAAGTTTTAGTCAATATCTCAGGTGGAGGACCAAATAAGCATAGTGGTAGTAGTAGCAACATGTCTTTTTACTCCTGGGGTTTGTTAAATTCAGACGGAAGCATTACTAATTTTTCTGATAGTTCTCAGGGTCTTGCTTTCTTTGGTTCAGAGATTTCAGCTACTGCTCATCCATGTTCTCTTTCTTATTCATATGTTTATACACCAGCAGATTGGTCAATCACTGACTATTCAAATCCCTTCACTCTTACGCCAATTTTTAGGTCAGGTGATGGTGGAATTGTTCGTGCTACAGAAGGTGGTGGTGGTCAAAATATTCAAGTATATGGAATGGTATTTCAACAATGATAAAACATAACTTTTTACCAGAAGCCTTAGTTGAGTTACGCCCTGGCGCAGTTTTCACAGTTCGAGATGGTGAAATTTTTTGGGAAGGAGATATAACTAAGCCAAGTGAAAAAGAAATTCAAAACAAGATTGCTGAACTCGAAGCAGCCGAACCACTTCGACTATTGAGAGAAGAAAGAGACCGTCGATTGACGGCAACAGATTGGCGTGCCACAATTGATTATCCCGGTGATGACCAAGCAGCATGGCTTGAGTATCGTCAGGCACTTCGAGATATTACAGAACAAGATCCAGAAAACGTCACTTGGCCAGAGGAGCCGGTATGATCAAAATTCATGGTTCATCAGGAATTGAATTTCCAAACAACTACTCAATCAAGTCAGACAGTGGTGAATTGAAATTCAATCATGATATGTCGACTATCGCAAAGGCAACTTCTGAACATTTTGAAGAATTCAATCGTCCAATACTTGCTGTTCGGCATAATGGCTCCGCACATACAACTCACGCAGGTACTCGGATTAAACTACAAGAAATTGTAATAGACACACATAATGGATATAATATTAGCACAGGAGATTATACAG